CTGAGCCAACTGCCTGCCCCCGAGATTGTCGAGGGGCTCGACTATGAAACCCTGCTGGCCGAACGCAAGGCCACGCTGATTTCACTTTACCCGGAGGAGCAGCGCGCCGCTATCGCCCGCAGCCTGTCGCTGGAGTCCGAACCGCTGGTGAAGTTGTTGCAAGAGAACGCCTACCGGGAGGTGATTTTGCGCCAGCGGGTGAACGATGCCGCCCGCGCGGTGATGGTGGCCTTTGCGACAGGCAGCGACCTCGACCAGCTCGGGGCGAATGTGAATACCCCACGCCTGACCCTGGTTCCTGCCGATGATTCGACGTTGCCGCCTACTCCGGCGGTGAGGGAGTCCGACAGCGATTACCGGGTGCGTATCCCGCAGGCGTTTGAAGGCATCAGCGTGGCCGGGCCGTCCGGGGCCTATGAATACCATGGTCGCTCTGCCGATGGTCGGGTGGCGGATGTGAAAGCCATCAGCCCGAGCCCGGCCTGTGTCACCGTGTCGGTGCTGTCGCGGGAGGACAACGGCACTGCCAGTGCCGACCTGTTGGCGGTGGTGACGGCGGCGCTCAATGCTGAAGACGTGCGCCCGGTGGGCGACCGGGTGACGGTGCAGTCTGCCAAGATTGTGCCCTATGACGTTGATGCGGTGTTGTACCTCTACCCGGGGCCGGAAGCGGGCCCGATTCAGGCGGCGGCAGAAGCCCGGTTGCAACACTACATCAGCGCGCAACACCGCTTAGGGCGTGACATCCGCCTCTCTGCCCTGTATGCCGCCCTGCATGCGGAAGGGGTGCAACGAGTTGAGCTGAAGGCCCCGAAGGCCGATATCGTGCTAGACAACACCCAGGCCTCTTACTGCCGCCACTACCAGCTTACCGTTGGGGGTTCGGATGAGTGAGCGCCTGTTACCGGTCGGTTCTTCTCCGCTGGAGGTGGCTGCCGCCAGTGCCTGTGCTGAACTGACGCGGGTGCCGGTGCCACTGCGTACCCTGTGGAACCCGGCCACCTGCCCGGTCAATCTGTTGCCCTATCTGGCCTGGGCGTTCTCGGTTGACCGCTGGGATGAGCACTGGCCGGAGGCGACCAAGCGCAGCGTGGTGACGAATGCCCACTTTGTTCACCGTCACAAGGGCACCATCAGTGCGTTGCGGCGCGTGGTGGAGCCGCTCGGCTATCTGATTGCGGTGCGCGAATGGTGGCAGCTTGATGAAACCCCCGGCACCTTCCGGCTGGTTGTGGGCGTGCTGGAAACCGGTATTACCGAGGACATGCATCGCGAACTTGAGCGCCTGATTGCCGATGCCAAGCCTGCCAGCCGACACCTGACCGGGCTGACCATCAGTCTCTCCACTGGCGGCCCCGTCCATGTCGGGGCGTGCAGTTATAGCGGTGATGAACTGACGGTCTACCCGTATTTACCGGACGTGATTAGCGTCGGTGTGCCCGATTACCGGGGCGCAGTCGTCCACCTGATTGACACTCTGAGAGTAAACCCATGACAGCAAAATTCTTTGCCATTCTGACCCAGCAGGGCGCGGCCAAACTGGCGAACGCCACCGCGCTTGGCACCAAGCTCGACCTGACGCAGCTTGCCGTCGGTGACGGTGGCGGCACCTTGCCCACGCCTGACCCGGCACAAACCAAGCTCAAGGGGGAGAAACGCCGTGCGGCCATCAACATGCTGAGCGTTGACCCGGCCAACCTTAATCAGGTGATTGCCGAGCAGGTTATCCCTGAGAACGAGGGCGGGTGGTGGATACGCGAAATCGGCCTGTTCGACAAAGACGGCACCTTGATTGCGGTGGCGAACTGTCCAGAGACCTACAAGCCGCAGTTACAAGAGGGCAGCGGCCGCACGCAGACTATCCGCATGGTGTTGATTGTCAGCAGCACCGAAGCGGTGACGCTGAAGATTGACCCGGCAGTGGTACTGGCGACGCGTGATTACGTGGATAACGCCATTACCGCGCACGCCCAATCGCGTAATCACCCCGATGCCAGCACCACGGCCAAGGGTTTTGTGCAACTGAGCAGCGCCACCAACAGCACCAGTGAGGTCTTGGCCGCCACGCCGAAAGCGGTGAAGGCCGCGTATGACATCGCCACCGATGCGCTGAGTAAGACGGTAACGACCAGTCAGTCGGTCGCCAGCACCGTGATTTTTAAGTCAGGCGCATATGCCTATGGCGAAGTCATGGTGCAGGCATTAGCGGGTAAGCCGAACCCGGTTTTTCGCTTCAGGGACGAGGCCGGGGCGGATAAGGGGGCGATTTATGCCCAGACGGATACCGGGCAGCTCAACCTGCGTTGGAGCGGTACGGCATACACGGCACAATTTAAACCGGATGGGACAACTTGGTTCCCTGGGGCGCTTTATTCAAACAATATTAAAGTTGCAACTCAGGCAACATCATTGGGAAACGTTGACCTAAATACGATAAAGGATGAGGGTTCCTATTATCAAAATCAGAATGCAAATGCGACAGTTGCAAATAATTACCCAACAAATACGGCGGGTACGCTAATTGTAATAAATAGTCGTGCAGGTATGACGGGTAATCTTTATGCAACACAACAATACTATCCGTACAACATAGGAACCTATTACTTCCAGCGTGTTTATGTGTCATCAACATCAACGTGGAGCGGTTGGGAGCTTTTTGCGTGTCGCAGCTTAAATGACGCCCGCTATGTGCAAATCGGCGCATATGGACTCGGTCAGGTGGGGATGAGTCTGTCGGCAAAAACCACGGGCTTCATTGCGCAAGCGGCACAGACGGGGTTAGCACCGGGCAACGGTGCCGGTTTTCAATCGGCATACGCCTCTAATCGTCGTGCTCAACTGTACATCTCTACGGATGGGACGGTAACGAGCCGTTTTTCATTGGCCGACACGCCGGATACCGACACAACCCCTTGGAATAAACATTATACAACCGCGAATGTGATTGCCGATGCGAACGGATTCCTGAAGTCAGCGTCCGCCTCTACCAGCGCGGCACTCATCCGGTCTGACTTTCCTGTCGGTATCCCGCAACCCTGGCCGACCAATACCGCCCCGGCGGGCTGGTTGAAATGCAACGGGGCCGCCTTTGATAAAGCCAAATATCCGCTGCTGGCGGCGGCCTATCCTGCCGGTACGTTGCCTGACCTGCGCGGCGAGTTTATTCGCGGCTGGGATGAGGGCAGAGGGGTAGACGCCGGGCGTGCACTGTTGTCGGCACAGGCTGACGCCGTGCAGAAATTCACCGGTAAAACCAACGGCATTCAGCACTTTGTGCCGGGCCTGACCCCGCAGGGGATTATCGCTCAAGGGGAAACCGTGGCGAGTACCACCGGGCTGACGGAAACCTCCGGCAGCACCGGCAACGGTGTTTTTCGTATCAATATCGACGCGTCGCTACAAATCCGCACCGCGACGGAAACCCGTCCGCGCAATATCGCCTTTAATTACATCGTGAGAGCCGCCTAATGAGCCACTACAGTACTGCATTACCTAACGCTATTCTGAATGATGCCGGTCTGGCCGTCACTGCCGGGTGGTTGACGGTCTACAATATCGAACCCGACCAGCGGGAATACCAGCAGGCCTCCCTTGAATACCTGCCGGAGGGCGTGGGCCTACCTGCGTTTTGCTTTGCCGATAAGCCGACGTTGCCGAAAGCCGGGCTGGCCCTGGTGCGCAGCCTGGACGGCAGCACCTGGGACACCTTACCCGACTATCGAGGCCAGACGGTGTACAGCACCGAGACCGGTCATCCGGAAACCGTCACCCGGATTGGTGAACTGGATAACGGTTTTACCCTGTTGGCCCCGGCCACGCCATACGACACCTGGAATGGTAAAGCGTGGGTGACCGATACGACGCAGCAGCAGGAAGCCGCCATCAACGCCGCCCGCGACGAGTTGGCACAGCGTCAGCGCGTGGCGACAGACAAGATTGCGTTGTTGGATGATGCGGTCAGCCTGGGCATGGCGACCGACGACGAAAGCGCCGCCCTGTTGGCGTGGAAAGCCTACCGGGTACAGTTGAGTCGCGTTGAGCTGGAGAGCGCGCCGGAGATTGACTGGCCGCTGGCCCCTGGCGCATAAAAAAATGGCCCG